TAAGGAGAAGCCCATGTCTAAATTAGTCAATATTCTTCTTTCGCGCCAGCTGACTGTCAATCTTGGCAAGGATGCCCATGGGCAGCCTAAAATGGTCAAGCTGGAACAAGGACTGCAGCAGGTAGAGCGTGAGGTAGCCGAAAACTGGTTTGTTAAAGCGCACTGTCAGGAAATTACTGCTGCTGATCAGCAAAACGGTGAACTTCAGGCTGCCCTGGATAATGCAAATAAGGATCTGCAGGCCCTGCAGGCGCAGCATGATGAGGCCACCTCAAAAATAGCGAAGCTGGAAGACGACCTGAAGATTCGTGATAAAAAAATCATGGATTTGGATGTGCAATTGGCCAAGGCCCTGCAGGCGCAGCCAGCTGCTCCTAAACCGGCACCAGAGCCCGCAGCGGAAGCCAAGGCCGATGAAGCAAAATCAAAGGCCAAGTAATCATGATCAGTGAATCATCTTTTCGGGAAACGATGCCCATGTTTGCTGATGCTGCGGTCTATCCGCAGTTTCAGCTTAACTTTTATTTAAAACTTGGATTGAAGCTCCTTAACGAGCGTCGCTGGGATGATTTGCTGGATGATGGCTTAACTTTCTTCATTGCTCACTATCTCACCTTGTATAAGCGCGCTATGGCTGCTGCGGCCATCGGCGGGGATGCGGGCAAGATCGTAGGCAATGAAACTGCAAAGTCAGTAGACAGTGTTTCTAAATCAATGGATGTGTCCGGGGTGCTAATCACTGATGCAGGCCATTGGAATCAAACTACTTTCGGCGTTCAGTTCTATCAGCTGTCCCAGATTGTCGGGGCGGGAGGCGTGCAGCTATGAGCAGTAGCAATGTCAGCGCTACCGGAAATGGCCTGCTGGATATCCTCCAGGCTGTTTCTGAACTGTCGCAAGCTGAAGTGCTTGTCGGCGTCCCGCATGGTGAAACCCGCTCTGATTCAGATATGACCAATGCACAGATCGGCTATTTACTTGAAACTGGATCGCCCGGCATGAATTTGCCGGACCGCCCCCACTTAGTGCCTGGCGTTGAAGAAGTACAGGACATTATCAGTGACAAGCTCAGCAAGGCTGTAGATGCAGCACTGGCTGGCAATGAACAGAAGATGTATTTCTATCTTGAATCTGCAGGTATGAAAGCCACGATGAATGTAAAGCGGGTTATTAATCAAGGTGATTTTGCAGCACTTGCGCCTTTAACGCTTAAGCGCCGAAAGGCGCGGGGGCGGAAGTCAGAAAAACCTCTGGTTGATTCGGCTCAATACCGGAACTCTCATACCTACATCATTCTGAAAAAAGGAAAGGAGATAAAGCGTGCCTAATTTGGATGTCTCTGATGTGCTGTTGGATCCGGACTTTATGACGGCTGATCTGGTCTGCAGCCGGCAGCAGGTTAAGGCGGGAAACAATGGCCGGCCGCAGGCAGTTGATTCAAGCGTGGCATTTGCCGGCGTCGTAACCACAAACAATGGCTTAAATATGGACCGCCGGCCAGATGGCACTTTAATCAAAGGAGCCATCAATATTCATACGCAGTTCGCATTAACTGCAGGTGATGCAAACACCAATGCGGATGAGGTTGTTTGGAAAGGCCAAACCTACACAGTAACGCAGGTTTTGGATAATTTGCATTATGGCCAAGGCTTCATCAAAGCCATTTGTGAGCTTAAACAGCTGGGGTGAACATGAGTAATTCTGCTCTCGGCGGGTATATAGCGCCAGGCGCAGGGGCTGCTTATGACCAGAAACTCGAAGATATATTTCAGGCATTCATTGCCGGCATCACCTTGCTGCCGGGTGATTTGATTCGCCCACGATGGCAAGAAAAGCCATTGCCGCTGCCGGCAGCTGGCACGGACTGGTGTGCTTTCGCGGTTAAGTCAGTAATGCAGGATGATGGTCCATATTTCAGTCAGCATGATGAAAGTATGGATTCCGTCCGGCATGAAAGCCTTGAATTATTCTTATCGTTCTATGGTCTTCACGGGCAGTCATTCGCTGGTGCGTTCAAAGATGGCCTATGCATTCCGCAGAATGTGGACCAGCTGTCGCAATTCAAAATCAAATTTACAGGCGCGGGCGAAATGATTACCGCGCCTGACTTTCTCAATAATCAGTATGTGCACCGCTATGACGTGACAGCGAGCTTTAGGCGCAAGACTTCACGCACTTATGCAGTAAAGGCGTTTGCAGATGCTGGAAAAATAAAATTGTCTTATTAGGAGTAGTCCATGGTATTGCCCGTTTCCAATGTGGTGAATGTCAGCATCAGTCTTGCTGCGCTGGCCGCAGGACCGCGCTCATTCGGTTCGCTATTAATTCTAGGAACAACCAGCGGTGTCATTGATACGATTGAACGCATGCGCGAGTATGCGAATATCAATGAAGTTGGTGAAGATTATGGTGTGGCTGATCCGGAGTATCAGGCCGCTTTAGCATACTTCGGACAATCACCAAAACCGCGAACTTTATATATTGGCTATTGGCATAAAAATGGCGCCGATGCTGAAAGCGCTCAAAACGCTGTTAATGAGTGTCTGGAGTCACTGAAGTGGTACGGTTTAACTTTTGCTGCAGACTTAACTGAGCAGGAGGCTGTTGCCGTTGCTGGCCTTATTGAAGCATCGGATCCAGTGCGGATGTTCGGCTTTACATCACAGGATGAAAACAGCTTAAGCGCTGCCAGCAATGCGGACATTGCTTTTAAGCTGAAGGAAAAGAATTACCGCCGTACCTTTACCATCTTCTCCAGTGATAATCCTTATGCGGCCGCTTCCGTATTTGGCCGTGCATTCAGTGTGAATTTCATGGGGACGAATACAACCATTACACTGAAATTCAAACAGCTGCCCAGCATTGCAGCGGAAGATCTCAAAACACGCGAAGCTAAAGCGCTGGCGGCGAAAAACTGCAACGTATTTGCCAAATATGACAATGACACAGCCATCCTGCAGGAAGGCGTAATGTGTGACGGTTCTTTCCTTGATGAAATTCATAGCTTGGACTGGTTTCAAAACCATCTTGAAACCGCACTGTGGAATCTGTACTACACCTCAAGCACTAAAATTCCCCAAACGCCGGGCGGTGTAAACCGGCAATGCGGCGTGCTTGAGCGCGCATGTGAGCAAGGCGTGACCAATGGTCTGCTGGGTGAAGGGCAGTGGAATGGTGACAGCTTTGGGGCTTTAGAAACCGGTGATTACCTGCCTAAGGCTTTCTATGTGTATGCCAACAGCCTGAATGATCAGGCGCAGTCTGAGCGCGAAGCCCGCAAAGCGCCAGTATTTCAAATTGCAGTAAAGCTGGCGGGCGCAACGCACTTTGCTGATGTAATTGTTTCTGTGAACCGCTAAGGGGTAAATAATGACAGCTTATTCTTTTATGGATACCCAGTGCTCACTCACTGCCGATGATGGTGTGATTGATTTAGGGTATGGTGCTGCCGTTGCAGATGAAGGCATTACCTTTGCCATGGCAGGTGATAAAAACACGATGACGGTCGGCGCTGACGGTGAAGGCATGCATTCACTGCATGCGGACAACTCTGGCCAGGTGACGATCCGCTTTTTAAAAACCTCTCCAACGAATGCCAAGCTGATGAATCTGTATAACATTCAGAAAGCGAATACCAAAAAATGGGGAAAAAATACAATAACGCTGAACCACACCGGTTCCGGTGATAACAATACGGCATCAAAATGCGCATTCAAAAAAGTGCCGGACTACACCAATGCGAAAGATGGCGCGATGGTTGAATGGGTGTTTGATTCAATCAAAGTTGACATGAAACTTGGCACATACGAGTAACGGTTATGCAAATCACGATTAGCAATAAAAATTATACGATCGGGCGCTTAAATGCGCTTGATCAGCTTCATGTGTCCAGAAAAATTGCTCCGATTGTTCCGAACCTAATCCCCATTATTAGTGAAGTTGCTAAAGGCGGTTTGGCTAAAGTGATTGATTCAATTGAGTCAGGTGATGATGTAGATCTTGAAAAAATTGATTTAAGCAATTTGGATGGTTTATCTGCTGCACTGGCGCCGCTCATGGATGCAATTGCTGGAATGTCTGAGGCGGATACGAATTTGGTAATCCACAAAACATTGAGTGTGGTTCACCGCGATGGCGCTGTTTTATGCCGAGGTGAATCCATTATGTTTGATGATTTGGACATGATGCAGATCCTTCCGCTGGCGGTTGCGGTTATCCGTAAAAATCTTGGAAATTTTATTCAAGATCTGCTTATGAAGGCATCGAACTTGAAGCAGGTCGAGTAAGTTTTAAGTGTTTGCCAAATCAAGAGGACTGGTTATTTCGGCCAGTCATTAAAGGGATGTGCAAATACGAGTCTTTAATCGATGGAACACTGGACCTGGCTGATATTGCTTTGATGAATGATGCCCTGGATGTTGTCGCAGATAATGAATATCTGATTGAGCAAGAGCAAGCCAGAAAGCAGAAATCGCAGCATTAATGCAGATCCATTAAGGTCGGGAATGAACATTCTTGGCCTTTTTATTTTTAATTTATAGGACGGCACTGAAATGGCGCAAGCAGGTGTAATTCGAGATTTCTTGGTCGCGTTAGGCTTTCAAACTGATAACTCCGGATTAAGCCAGATGAAAAGCGCCATGGAGGGCGTAGAGCTTAAGGCGAAAGCGCTGAATGGCGCACTATTGGC